TATGGAAGTAGGACTGGCTGAATTAGCTCGAACGAGACGGTTGGAGTGGGACCTCTTCTCGGCCGCAAAGGCTCCGGCCTTAAAGCTCGAAGACCTAATAGACGCCGCCGAATCCACGCCCCCGGCATGACCCCCAGCACCGACACCATCGACTCACGCTACCGCCGCCCTGTCGGCCACCTCGCTAAACCCGGCCCAACCATACCGGCTGACACTCCCGCCGGACAGGAGAGCCGTATGGAGGCCCTACGGTGGGCGCGGATACTTCATGCCCGCGAGAATTTCGGGGCGTTCATGGAGTACTGCATCGAGGACTCGGAGATCGGCGGGCCGGTTACCTTGCAGTGGTTCCATGACGAATGGATAGAGGCTCTGGACAACGACCCGCTGGTACTCATCATCGCCCCAAGGGCTCACGGAAAATCGGCCTTGATAATTGCCCGTGTCGTCTGGGAACTGGGGCGCAACCCGAATCTGAGAATCAAGCTCGCCTGCGAGGACCAGGTAGCAGCCGTCAAACGACTTGGGGAAATCAAACGGCACATTGAAAAGAATCCTCGTGTCCGCGAGGTGTTTCCAAATCTCCGGCCAGGAGATACCGACGTCTGGTCCAAAACCCAAATAACAGTACAGCGAACGCTCATCGATAAGGAGCCGAGCGTCGAGGCGCAAGGCATACTCGGCGGCGCGACCGGATCCCGATGCGACTTGCTTATCGGCGATGACGTGGTTGGCCGCAGAAACGCGCTCACGACACCCGCGCTTCGTAAGGCGGTCAAGCAAGCGTGGTATTCCGACTGGCTGAACCTTGGAGGTCCTGAGTGCCGGGTATGGGTTATCTGTACGCTCTGGCACCGTGAGGACTTGAGTCACGAGCTCATGGCCAGCGACCAGTGGAAGACCTGCTTCTATGCGGTCGACGATTACAAATCCATCTGGCCGGCCCGTCGAAATTCGGAATGGTTGCGCGTCAAGCGCTATACCATCGGACCAACCGAGTACGCCCGTGGATTTCAAAACAAACCGCAAGACGAGTCCGAGTCTCCGGTACATCCGGACTGGATAGAATTCGTATCATCGAAAGCGCTGCCACCCCTTGACGAACTCGAAATATATCTGAGCTATGACGTGGCCACCGAACTGGCGGAGCACAACGATTTTACCGCCGAGACTGTCATTGCAATACACCAATCGTCCGAGACGGTGTTCGTGCTGGACGCGGAACAGCGGAAAATCACCCGGGCCAAGCAGTCGTCATGGGTGCAGGCATCGTATCAACGATGGCGCCCGTCTCGAATACTTATCGAGTCTATTGGAAACGACCTCGCGCAATGGTTGTTGAACGATGCGCCAGCGCTGGAAGGAGTCGTGGAGCGGGTAAAAAACCTGACCACCAAAGGAAACAAGTTGCAGCGCCTGACTGCTATCACGCCATTTCTTGAGCGCGGTCATGTGGTATTTTTGGATCACCTGAACCCCGACAGCAAAGCATTCAAGCCGGAGCGCGGCAACATTATCGAGCAGCTTTTGGATTTCGGAATAGCGGCTCACGACGATCTTGTCGACAGCCTATCTCAAAATTTGGACGCCGCCAGATACTACGCTCTTGACCGTTGGGCGGCGCGTGGTGCTACACTCATGGGGCGGGCAACCAGCGGCGACGTAAAGCGTCGACCGGAGGAATCAGATGACGACGAAGAAGAAGACTACTAACGATCTCGCGACAGATGCCACCGCCTTGCTTATTGCCCGCGCCAGTTCCGGCGGCGATGACGAGCTCATGGAGAAGGCGCTGCAAGGCATGTCGGACCAGACATCGGAGTGGGCAAACAGCGGAGCAGTCACGCCGAGATATCCATCGCGAACACTCCTCGGGGTGGTCGAGCGGTCATCCATCCTACCGCAATGTCTTGTCGCCATGGCAGTCGGTATCGATGGCTGGGGGCATAGGTTCGACCCGGTAATAAATGTCGGCGATGACGACATTGAGGAGCGAATCAAGGCGGCCATCATTCTGGAGCGCGAATCGGATGCGCGAGAGGCGGCACAATTAGAAGGTAATGACGAATGGGAGGCTGATTACAAAGTTGATGACACCGAAATTAAAGAGCGCCTTGAAATTTTAACCCGCCAGCTTCCCATCCAAAAGTTTCGAGCCGAATCATGGTTCGAGTCAGCCCCCAGCGGGGCACCGTTTGCAGAGCTTCGCCAGTGGTTGAGAATCGACCAGTACGGGGTGGGCCATGGGGTGTTGGAGATAGCGCGAGATGAAACCGACTACCCGTCACAAGTTGGATACATCGCGGCACATACCCTGTTGCCGCTGGCGAAACAGCCGCCCGCTACGGAGGTCATGGTGCAAATACCGGTGTCTCCCATATCTGCGCGAGATGTAAAGCGAGAAGTTCAGTTCAACATTTACGTTCAGCAGGTAGGAAGCACAAAGAAATACTTCAAGGAATTCGGAGACCCTCGTGTTGTTTCGCAGAAGACTGGCAAGGTATACAAGACCGTCGAGAAGATGCAGGCAGCAGAGTCGAAAAAGAAAGGGGAGCCGAAAGCCATTGCCGCAACGGAGGTGCTGTATCTGCCCGTGCACTCTCCGAACTCTACTGCCGGCGAGCCGCCCTGGGTTGGCCAGATGCCGAACGTGCTTGGTATTCGTGCTGCCGAAGAGGTGAACTTCGGATACTTTGATGGCAAGTGTGTTTCTCCTGGTGCCTGGATTATCATCGGCGGCATGCTCGGTGACGAGACCAGAAAAACCATGGAGAATCATATCAAGAAAAACATCAAAGGACGCTCCAACTTTCACAAGCCGTTGATAATTGAGTTGGTTGCGCCCCCAGCAGCCAGAGACCAAAAAGTTGAACAGCCCAAAATCACGTGGATGTCATTTCGTGACGACATCGATAAGGACGCAACACATCTCGAATATGATGAAGCCTCTAGGGATAAGGTGCGCGGTTCGTTCCGGTTGCCGCGAATGCTGACCGGGGATGTTCAAGACGCCCTGGCCCGCGCCAACGCATACGCATCTGTGGAGTTTGCGGACACTCACGTATTTTCCGCCCCGCGTTCGGTGTTCGATTGGATAATCAATAAAAAGATCATGCCGGCGCTTGGGGTCAATCTGTGGAAGTTCGTAAGCAATTCTCCAGACACCACGGATATCGAACAGGTGGCGAAGGTAACCGACGTGTTTGCCAAGCATGCGGGAATTGTCCCGGCAGACGTCCGCAAGGTTGCGTCGGATGCGCTCAACATGGAGTTGGACCCAATCGACGAGCCGTGGGCAAACCAACCGCTACCATTGACACTTGCAGGCTTTGCCGCCGACCAGATGGGAGTTCCGGCCGATGGTGTTGGAGAGGAATTGCTGAGTGCATTCGGATCGGATACCACCCCCGAAAAGAAGGCTCTGGCGCAAAAAGTATTGACCGAGTACTTTGCCCGGATGGGATACGAGCTTACGTCCGTCGCCCCACTATCGGAGGAATAGCCGATGTATGACGGTCCATATCGCGTCCTACCGGTCCCAGAGCGCGCCGGACACGCCAGGCCAGAGCCAGGGGAGATCATCCGTCACATGACCCCCTACGGCGATTCCACGAACAACTGGAGGCTGTGCTGCCCGTTCTGCGGGAAGCGCGTCCATATCTATGCAGAACAAATAGGCAACCCGGACGCTCCCACCTTCGACAAGCCACTAAAATGCGGGTGCTCCGCCCGGTGTGGAAGATGGTTTATTATTGCGGCCGGACGTGCACTACCAAGCGAACCGCCGGGAAAAATAGGTGAAGACATCATGCAGCGCGCCCAGGAGATCCCCGGCGTGCTCGGCAAACCAAAGGTACCCGCAAGTGTCCAAAAAGAAGCCGAAAAATCGTAACGGCAAGAAACCGGTAACAGAAACTATCAGCGATGAGAAAATGCTCGGCGGTGAAAAGCCTCCGGCGCCACGTCGCAAGCTCGGAACCTTTGCCGACATCTGGCCAACTGGATCCACAAAGTGATACGGTCTCGAATCAACGACGGATACGCCACCCTATGGCCCTTGCGGTATTTTCCGTCCAGGATGATAGCCTGTGCGGCGGTCGGAGCCCGCCCGGAGTCGTGGCGCACTGCGCATGGTTTCGCTCTGGTTTTGCGCGGCGGTCAAACAAGGACGGCCCCACGTCGCCTCAACCCGTCGACAACCATCCAGGGGGCTCGTCGGCACGCGGCAAACTATCTGCCCGTGTCGGGCGATGAACACGCGGTAGACATCTACCGAGCCATGGCCGTCGGGAACCGCGACCAAATACTTTGGCAGCGCGTGGAGACTATTGATGAAATTGATTATCCAACCCGCCATGACTGGTACGTTGGACCCGATGGTATGCGCAAGGAAGTAGGCGCGACCGATGTTGAAAGCGCGGCAATAAATGAGCTTGCCGAATCGCTATCCGAGGTTCGCGAGAAGTGGTCATCCGAGGAGCTGCACAGATTCCTCGATAAGCTCGAAGGCGTCGACTGGGCCAACATAACAGAAGCCAAGAGGGTCGAGGTGTTTGCTG